CCTGTGTTAATGCGCCCAGGCCACTTTAAGGCCCTCGTGACGTCTAGTCGGCAATAGCCGGTTCGACACCACCGCTACCGGTCAGCCTTTCAGCTGAGCCACTCGCGGTGTATCACGACTTTTGCAGAATACCTTAGCGTGAAGGTCCTTGAGTCGCAAGGGTCAATTTCAATACCCTTACGGTCCGCTATTGTTTGCAGACAACGGAAATACTCAAGTTCTTCAGGGAACGCGTCAAGCGGTGCTCTCAGTTGGACAGGTTTAACCCTGACAACTTTAACGAGCTTGCCGTCTGACGGGGGTGGTGTATAATCCCGTAGCATTAAGAAACCCGCCTTGAAGCGGTGTCCCCCTTTTGCTGCAGGCACCCTAACCAATGGTCCCCTGACTACCTTCTGGAAGTGCGAGACATGCAGCTGCCCAACTTCTACCGGCCTTCCATGTACCCTTTCATAGGGTGTAGGTTCGCCGATGCATCCCTCCCATCCCTCAGGATAGGTGGGCGTGAAGCCGAGTTCTGCATAAACCTCTGCTTTCATCCATGCGCTAACTCGCGGCAATACGGTAGCCCAGTCTTTCGATTGGGCATACCAGGATGCCACGAATGTCGCGTCCACGTTTTTCTTGTTATTACTCTCACCACGTGTCTGAGGTGGCGTCTTGATTTTGAGAGGCGTTATATCCGTGCCCGCAAAGGCATCGATTCCGCAACTCTCGCGAAAAGGGCCAGTCCAAAAGGACTTATCTCTGTTTATCAGAAACCCGTATCGCTCAAGGCTTGACATGACTTCACACGCATATTCCCGCGGCACGATAATATCGTCGCCGTAGACAAATGTGTTGTGACATGCCCATTCCAGATCATCCTCAGACGTGTAAGTCTCTTCCATACGGTATGCTATGGTCGCTGCAGAAAGCGCCCAGAAAAGAAGCGTCTGCATACTGAAAGTAAAACCATTTCCCATCGGCGACATCATATTCAATTTGATAACATCGCCAGATGGCAGTTGCATTCCCGTACTGCGGACACTCATCATTGCCCTGCGCCACTCCGTCGGAAAGCAACGGTATATCAGCTTAACGCTGACTCCGTCGCTCGCCGCGGTAAGGTCGAGCGTGGCCATTCTGCCGGTTTTTGAAGCCGATAGAGCGAGCTTGGCATTAACAGACTGATCGCTAAGGTGGATCGTTTTGCTCGTAAGATACGAGTCTTCGATCTTCTTGCGCATCAGAGAGTCTAAACCAAGCTGCGCCCACATCAGACGGACTGCTTCTCCTGAAATTGTCCTGCATCCCTTTGAATTCTTGGGGACCAAGG